ATTTTCAAGAATAACTCTTTGGAGGTATGGAGAAAGCAGTAAGTATTCGTCATATCTTTCTCGCCAAAACTCAGGGAGGTTGGCTGGAATACCATCACCAGTCTCTGGGTCTTTTGAGGGCTCTGGGTCTTCTGGGTCTCTAAATAATCCGTAAGCAAGTGAGCCTTCTTCGTAATCCTGCCCTGCTCTTAGTCGATTTATTTCGGCAGTTAGGTCAGCAGGAACAGAAGCCCCTCTAGCAAGACGAGCAAACATATCAGATTCAAGCTCGTCTAGTCTAAGCAAATCTGCATTTCTGTTTGGTTCTAATTGGGTATACGTAGGGGTTATTGTTTGTGCTGGAGTAATTTGAAAAGGGCCAAATGGCATTTCTCCAAGAGCCCTTCGTTCGTCAAATGTTAGATCTTGAACATTAACTCCACCAGCCCCAGTAAAAGGTGTTGTTATATCTTCAGGGGCAATTGCTCGTGAAGGAGCCCCTAGTCCTGACGCATCAATAGATGCATTTTTTTGTGATGTAGTAGCGACATCTGTTCGATACCGATTAGCGTCGGCAGATGTGTCTGCAAGTGTTTCAAACCCGCGTATTGCACCAATAGGAATCCCTAAATTCTGGTTGAATATATCTACATGAGCCTCGTATGGGCTTTCTGCAGATTCACTCCGAACTAGCAAAGATCCGTCAGGTTGCACATTTAGCCTTGTGCTAAAGAAGTCTTTAGCTGGGCCAGCCTGAATAGCGTTAATTATTCTTGTTGCGTAACTTTGAGGGATTCTTACTGTAAATGCCATTACAGGCTCCTAAACGGGGTTTGCATCTGAGTGTAGATGTTCGGCTTTGGCTTTCGTTTCTTTGGCTGTTTGACGTCTGGGATCTTGTCTATCGACTTGAACGAGTTCTCGACCTGACGCAGATATCGCTCTGCCGTATCGTCGAACTTACTAAACGCCATTTCCAACGGGTGAGTGCTTTTAGCCATAGCTATCCCCTCGCCCCAGGTGAGATGTCTGCAGTCGGCACTCGAACATTTCCTGATCGAGGGCCTGCTATTGCTGCTGCAGTTTGACGCATCTCATCTATCGAACCGGGCATTACCGGTCTTGTTGTTGTAGGTATTCCTGTACCGGGAGCCTGAGGACGAGTCCCCATCTGGTTGCCGGGTTGGAAGTTACCTGCGTTCGGCAGCTGCATCGCACCCTGCGTATTCAAGATATTCAAAGCAGTCTGTTCAGGAGTGGGAATTTGCGGAGAAGAACTTTGCCCTGCTGCTTCGATAATGTTTTGAATCGTAGGTATGCGACTTGCTGCAGCTGCCTGCAACTGCTCTTGGATTCCAGGCGAATTCAAGAACTGTTCCTCAAGTATTTTAGCGCGCACTTCGAGAGGGTTGCTAACTCCTCCCTTGCGTAGTGCGGTATCGAGATCAACATATCCTGCTCGCCAGAGGTTAGCCCACAGGTTCAACCTGCGCTCTTGTTCTTCTGGGCTGACAGAGTTGATCCGAACAATGTTTACATAGTGACCCTTGATATCTGACGGCTTGATTGCTGCATCAAGCACACCTGCTTCGGTCTTGCCGAACACAGTGACTTTATCGTCGATAACAAGTTCAACAATGCGAAGAATAATTTCGCCCTTGTCTTGCAGTCCACGTTCCATCGCTTCTTTGACTGCGCCAAAGTTTAGCGAGGCAATACCTGCAAGAACGGCGGTGTGGTATCCAGATGCTGCCCCTGTAGGACGCTGACCTCGTGCTACGGCAGGGACAGTGTTTGCCTCGATAGCTTCGTCGAGGAACTGTTTTGCAATGCCGATCTCTGCAGGAGGTCGAGGAGTCTGACCGACTCCGACTTGCACCTGTGGTGGCTTGATGTTCTTAGAGCCTGGAGTGTCATCCCATGCTGCCTGAACCTCTTCGGTAATACCGGGAGGACCGGTGAATTCAAGAGTAGGCCATGCAGATTTACCGACAATGTCGATGTAGTGAGATGCAAGCTGGCTCTGCGCTCGGATCATTTCGATAGAACCGTTGAGCAATCCCATGTAGAGCTTCTCTGGTTCTGACGATCCTGTATCCAGTCCCATCTGAGGCCAGTACATAATCCACGGAAGTCTGCCGTATCCGTGACGGCGTGGCTGCATTACCCATTCGTTGTTGGCAACATACGCTACTTGCGATGCAGTCCAGACTTCTTGGAACTTAACGAAGCCTTTGGTGTACTTGCCCCACTCAGGGAAGTGAGCCTGAACCCACTCTGCGTCTACCTGGTACTCGTAGATAACCCAGCGAGGCTGAGTACCGTTGTTCATGTCCCATACCAAGTTCTGCGGATTTACGGCAATTGACTTGATAGGCCAAGTGATAGATCTCTTCTCGATAACCTCCTGCACACGTTCACGATATGTCTCGTCTTCTTCCATGTGCGGTGGAGGTTCAGGGAAGTCACTCCACTCGTTGGCGATAAACTCCAACTTCTCCCATGCAATGCCGTACAACCCTGCATGTTTGGTAAGTTCCCTGTACACCGGAGAGCGATGCTCAATCATGTGGTGTGCGCCAGTCAGGAACTTCTCCATGTTTTCGGCGCGAGCCTGACCTCGAGGGCCGGGCGGTGGGACTGAGATATCTAGGAACTGTGGGCTAACGTGCGCTACGAGAGTGTTGATTACAGACTGAGCAGTACCCAGCCGAATCATGGTTCCGTTCTCTGGAACACTAAAGTCGAAGTCGTTCAGGAAGAAATCGTCCAGCATCTTGCATTGATTTTTGAAGTTGCGGAAGATTTCGTTTCCTGTAGCAGATTTCTCTGCAATCCAGAACAACGACAGTTCAGGCTCATCCAGTGGGTTGGATGCCTCAACATTTATGATTTCGGACGATTCGCTAGAAAACTGTAGAACCATTTATTTTGTCTCTACGAGTTCTGCCTCTTCCCCATAAAGCTGCATCTTAGCCTTAGCTTTTTGCGCTCGGTAAGCCTGCATGAACCTGGTAGGTCTATACGCTGGTTGTGGTCGAATGGGATTCATTCTACGAATTGAACGGAGAAATTCAAAGTCCCCGTTTTCGTAACCTGGTGGGTCACACGCCATCAATGCAAGTAATTCTGCGTCAACCCAGTCGTCATGCTCGTTTGTTTCGTTGTAAAAAATATAACTTCCTCCGTTGCCGGGACGGATTGAAATATCTTCTAACTGCCGAATTAGTGTTGACCAAGATGCTGGGAAACGCACCGTTCCGTTTTCCAGCGCAATGTAATAGTTCTGGAACAGTTGGTACTTGCTTTGTGCGCTAAATTTGAACGGTTGAACGGGCATACCCGTACTTAGCAGGTGATCGAAAACAACATCTCCGAGTCCTGTGGAGTCAACTCGCATATCTCCGACGTTCCATCTGTTGACTTCGCTGGAGATAGTTTCTATCTGGCTAACCCAGTCGTTACCTGACATTTCGAGAGCGTGTACGGATTCTCGTGTCTTAGCGTTTTTTACTACGAAAACCGTGTAGTCCTGCTTTTTACCCAAGTCTAGTCCTGCAACGTAGCGTTCTGACGGATCTGGGGCAAGCATTTCTACAGCGATAGCAGCTTCTTCGATCTTGCTGGGTCTAAAGAACCCGCCTCCGCCGTCTGGTTGTTTGGCGAGGTACATGCGTTCCCATACGGGTTCGGGCATTGTTGCCTTTTCGTCGTAGATTGACTGCTTTTGTTTTTCCGACAGGAACACGTTGTCGAATGTTGTGGCTCTAAAAGCCTCGTAATCTTCGGTCGGGTTTTCGTTTGCCCAGTTGAACAGCTTTGAGAACCAGTGGTTGCGTGTGAATGGTGGGATTCCTTCGACACAACCTCTACCCAATCGTCCTGATGAGTTGAGCATTGGTCGTAGTTTGTTCCACGCAGCTTCTTTGATGTCTTGAGATTCGGTAACCCAGATAAAGTCTGGGCCTGCTGTCTGTAGAGATTCCGGGTCGTCGGCAGATTTTATTTCGATGTAGCACTCTCGGCGCGCCAGATTAGGTGACTTGAGGTGCAGCCATACAGAACGCTCGTCTTCTTTCCAACCGTCGCCTCTACCTCCGCCTTGAGATTGCTTTCTTCGTACAACAAGGTCTTGAGGCATGAATTGTTTTAGTTCGTTCCATGCCTGGCGGGATTGTGCAAAGTTAGGAGCGACAACCCAAACGTGGATAGCTGGTTCGAGGGTGTGGGTAAGATCTTCTCCGACTTTAAGTCCCGATGCTTCTGCAATTTCTTTTGTTGCAAGGAAAGGCGTTTGGGACGCAGCGGTGATTGCTCGCATAAGTTCGGTAAGAACTGCTCGTCCTTTACCGGCACGACGTCCAGCCCATACAACTTTTATTCGGGCTTTCGATTCGTGGAACTTACGTTGCCACGGTGACGGCGTGTACTTGTACGGCATGTTACTCGGTTAGCATTTCTTCCAGTTCGTAAAGGCTGGATTCGCCAGATATGTCGGCAGTCGTAGAAGTTTTGGTTTTCGGCTTATCCGGTGCAGGCAGGTTTGCCATAGGTTCTATTTCCAACAAACCTGTCTTGTCGATGAGTTTGCTTTCGGAACTGGAGATTCTACCTGTCTCGGATTTTATAAACGACGTTATACCCGATTCCATCATGTAGACCCGTTGCAATGCAGACCATCTAACCGGAAAAGAGAACATTGCCGTTCCGCTGCGGTTTGGAAGATACGCTGTGCGGTATTCGTAGTTGTTATCGACAAACTCGTTTACAGCCTGCTTGAAGGACTTATTGCTTTCGACAAGGGCAAGGGTCTTTTTGTAATCCCAGTCGAAATCCTCGCACATCGTTTCTAACGCTTCTTCTCCGACACCGTAAGACGGCAAGGATACAAAGATCCTACGCATCTTCC